TTTTATTGAAAATAAGAAAAAATCCCCATTATTTTTTTTATATATAAGATAAATTTATTTTTAATTAATGAAGTATGTAAGTGACAGAGAACAATTTCTCAAAAAATATAAATCCATAAACGAAGAAACGCAAGCAGGCTCAGGAGTATTAGGAAATGAAATCAAATGGGGAGATTCTCTTCTAGGAAGATTGATTAATCATTTTATTAGAAAAGCAGGTGTTGGTGTTAATATGGGTAGAATTAAACTAGTTGCTTCTCAATTAGAATCAGAATTTGATTCTATTTTAGCATCATCTGCTATTGAAGATATATCAGAAGAAGATAAGATTAAAGTTTTTAAAACACAAATATCTGCTTTACTAGGCGCATTAAAAGATGCCGTCTATAATAAAGAAAAAGTTGGTAAAATTAAACAAATATGTGATGTAACAATAAGCGATATTGAAAAAATAAAAGTTGACGAGGACTCAGAAAAAACCAAATCAGAAATTTTAGAAAAGCTTAAAGAATTCAGAGAGTGGTTAAATCAGTTTGATGATGAGGATGGTGTTGGAACTGAAGATTCTGATGATTCTGAAGAAAATGAGAAATCTGATAAGGATGAGTCAGTAAGTGATTCTCAATCCTTTAACTCACCAGAAATTTATATGAATATCGTTAATAATCTTAAATCGATTAGTTTAATGATAAAATACTACAAGAATGTTAAATTATCAGGAGCTGAATCCACACCTAAGTATCAATCTGGTGAAAACTTTTTTACCACTAAGGGAGGTGAGACTATTAAATCTATATATGGTGATAAATCTATAAATAAATTTAATTTAGAATTAGAACAGATTTGGAAAAACAATTCTAAAATTTTACAACCCTATTTGGATCTAGCAACTCAAAAAAAGACAGACAAAAATACACTTCAATTGAAAGCTGGTTTGAAAATCAATTTGGCTAAAATAAATGAGTCTATGATATTTGAAGATACATTTGGTACAGGTGGTGCAAAAGACAGAGCTAATGTTAAGTCTGGAGAAGATCATCTTACACAAGCATTTTCTAAAATAAAGAGAGATTTGGAGATATTAATATCAGAAAAAGAAAAAGGCGTTGGTGTGACAGCTGAATTAATAGACCAGATAGTTTCTAACTCCAAAGATAAAGAGAATAGAGATATAATAAGAGAATTATATAGTGAGGTTAGAAGATACTTAGTTGGTGATAAAAAGGATACTATACAAGATAAAGATGCTCTATACAAAGAAAGTATAGAATTATTAAAGGATAAAAATAAAAAAGTTATTGTTGCTGAAAAAATTGCTAGATTTTCTAAAAGAGCTATGCAATTTGATAATCAGAATCTATATGGTGGATTAGGTGATTTTGGAAAAGCATTGAAGCAGTTTGTTGATACACTTAAACCAATACTAAAATCTAAAGAGGAAAAGGCTGAGGTAAAGGAATCTATATTGAGAAATTATTCAAGTTTTATTAAATTAATTAGAGAGGCAGAGGAAAATGAACCTCAAGCTCAGTCAAAATCCGATGATTCTAATCCTAAAGATATTAAAACACCTAATGTTTCTGATAAAATAATTGACTACTTTGAGAAGAAGTTTAACTTTGATGCTTGGGTAGTTGATAAAACTGAAATAGATAAATTGGAAAAAAACATAGATAAAGTTGGTAAAGAACAAAAAGATTTAGTAATAAATGGAATTGACCCTATATTGAATATTGTTAAACTATTTAATAGAGCTTATAAGCTACACACGGTTCCTGTTATACCAGGAGGTAGAAGCGGTGGAGCTGTTAATCGATCTACTTTTAGTGAATATGATGCTTTTGGTTATTCTAGTGGTGAGCCAAACGCTACATCACAGGGTCCTTACAGAAATAAAAAAATATTTAATATTTGGGAGAACGCGGTACTTGATATAATGAAAGAAAGAAAGTATCAACCAATATTTAATGTTAATACAAAAATAAGAATTGGTGATGAACTAAAACCTAAAGCAGGAGTTGCTTTAAGACAATTCATGACTGATATGTTGGATGGTGAGAAGTTATACAAAGGTGATAGGGGCGAAGGTGGATCAACACAGAAGAAATTCTTAGCTAAATATTTTGGTGATATAAAAGAATTTCAAGATGTGAAGGATGACCAAATATCATACTCTGATCCTAAGACTCAAAAGTTAGATGTTGAAGAAAATTCTGAACTTGCAAATGAGATACCAACACCAAACTATAGCTTTGTTGGTCTTAAAAAGGTTGAGTCTTCTGAAGAATTTGTAGATGCGAAATTCAAAGGAATGATTTTCCAATTCAGAGGTATAAAAGACAATGGTAAAGAATCTACTCTTTATTTATTTGTTCAATCAGTGTCGGGTGGTATGGTCAATTTATCATTCGCTACTACTTTCTATTATTTCTTAAATTATTGTAAAGAACAAATACAAGGATCTCCTGATTTTGAGGCTGGCAAAGATGGTGCTACTATGAATAAAGAAAAAGGTGATAAAAAATTATTTGCTACTAAAATATCACTTAAAGATTTTGAAAATCTTTTTGATGGTGGTAAGTTAGAATTAAAAGCTATATCATCAGATGATGAAAAGTCAGATTTTACGATAGATGTTAAATCTGCTTTTGTTTTAGGAAAAAAAGGAAAAGAAGAAAATATTGAAATCTATAAGTCTAAGGATGATGCTAAAACAAGACTATCAGTAGATAAAGTTGGTGGATTCAAAGAGATTGAGAACACGGTTAATAAAACTTACAAAGATGATTTCAAACCAATAAGTAGAAAATTATAATGAAGTATTTAAGTAGTTACCGTCATTTCAACGAAAAAATTGATATAAAAGACACAGATGAACCAGATGTCAAAATGTCTAAAGAAAAGCTTAATGCTTTAGAAGATAATATCACCGAGTTCAATCAAAAAAAGTCACTAGTAGATACTATATTTAAAAATCAATCTTTTGATATGAAAAAGGTTGAAGAAGAATTAAAAAAATTATTAGGAGCTGAGGAATCTGGACCTGGTAAAGATAGAAATCCATTTTTAGTAAATTATGCTGAGGTTTCAAAGTTATCTAGAAAAGTTGACGATCTTCAGAATAGTAGAGCAAACGATAAGGTAAAACTAGATGAATTTAGAGAGGAATTGAATTTATCGACTGATGAAAACGTAAAATTAAACGTTAATGCTAGAATAACTGATATTCAAAACCGATTGGCTGAAAAGTCTCTTAAAATAACAGAGTTACAAAAGGAAATTGAAGTTAAAAAGAAAGAACTTGATACTAAAATTTCTGATCAGAAATCAGAAATAGACGAATTTATAAAAAAAATAAAAGAACAAGAACAAAAATAGAAAAAATATGATTTTTTGTTTTTTATATATACATTAAAATAAAAAAAATTGAAATAATATGGCTATTCAAATTGGAAAATACAAAAGACCAGGAATCTTCATAGAAGAGTTTGACCAATCAATTATCGCTAGTCCAGTAGTAGAAGGTATAACAAACCTAATTATTGGGGTTTCCAAAAAAGGACCAGTAAATACACCAATCAGAGTTACTACTGTTGGTGAATTTGAGTCTGTTTTCGGTCAGTTAGATAGAAACTTAGAGAGAAAAGGATCTTTCTTCCACAGAACTGTTTCTAAAATGTTAGAAACCGCACCAGTATTTGCTATGAACTTACTCGTGACTGATGATACACTAGATGTAATCGATTATAAATCACTATCTACTTCATCTAGATATAATAATGATATTGATAGAGAAGGTCCTTATAGAAGATTTTTTGATACAACTGGTTTCTGGAAAAGAGACACAGAATCTTTTATCAATCTTACTAAAAATAATACAGGTTATACTGAAAGAGCATTTAATATAACAAATTTATCAGATAGAACAATTACAGTTTTTATTGTAAAATCTGCTAGAACTGGTTTTGATAGAACTTTATTAGAATGGTATGGTTCTGTTGAAAAAATGCCACCTTATGTAAACGCTAATGACTACGCATCAGACTATTTAGTTGATGTTGTTGTGGTTGGTGGTGACTGGTCAAATTATCAAGAACTAGCTGTTAATAACAGATGGTCTGCTTATTTCAATGCATCAGGTCTTAGAAAAGAACAACTTAGAAACTTCGCTAATGATAGAAACATTACTTTATTAGCTTATTATGAAGGTCTTTCTTTAATACCTTATTTTAGAGATTTAGAAGGAAGAAATATATTTATTGAAACTACTATAAATAGAGATACTGATAGAACTGGTTTATTCTGTGCGTTCAACAATGATTTAGTTGAACAAGACTTTTACACTGGGTTAGTCGACCTTATAGGTAATACTTTAGTTGGTCAGGAAGATACAGACATTGATTTCCTTTCTTATAAAGAAACAATCACTGAGTCTGTGGTTATAACTAATACACCTCTTGACTTACCAGGTAACGTAACTGGTATGTTAGGTGGTACGTGGTCAGGTTATGGGTATATTAATCAAGGAGACCACGCATTTGGTTTACCAGACGCTACTGCAGTTGGTTCATATACTTCTGGGATAGTTGTTAATGAAAACAATAGAACTGCATGGTACGCTGAAGGTTCGGTATATGGTGTTACACTTAATAACTCAACACCTACATTTACTGGTACTTCATCATTCACTGTAACTTATGATGTTAATCAAGGTTCTTACGCTATTATAGGAGATACATTTGTTCCTGTTTCGGCAACCGCAGCTCTTACTATAAGTGCTAGTGATTATACTGTTACAACTTCTACAGCTTCTTATGTTTCGGTTTTTGTTTTAGATTCAACTGGAGAGATAAGTGTTGTTAGTAGCTTAACTGCTGATACTAATCCAAGTGTTTCTGCAAATGATATAGTTTTAGGTTATGTAGAGTTTGATGTTAACAACGGTGGTTTAGTTAATACTGGATCAGTTACAGTTACTGACGTTAATGTTGGTACAAGTGGATTTGTTGATTACAGTTTTGGTACTTCATCTACAGATGATTACTATATTTCTGAAACATCTACTGGAGTTCTTAAATTTGAATTCCCAGGAACTAACACTGTTCAATCTGTTACAAATTATGCACAATATAGAAGATTTAAGTTATTTAATAGATTAGTTGACTTAATCGATGGTCCTAACAAGAATAGAATGACTATGTTATTAGGTCCTAATAATAATGATGATAAATACAGTTTAGAAAATGTTACAATATCTGATATAGTTACATCAACTACACAAAATAAATCATTTACATTAACAACTGATTTAACTTCAGTTGAGGTTTCTGATATAGTTGGTGGTTACTTTGTTCTTTATACTGAGGATAATGAGTTCTTACTTGGTAAAGAAGGAGTTATTACTAAAGATACTGTAGCTGACGCTGCTGACTTTGGTGTTGTTGCTAAATACTCAACATTCTACACAAGATTCTATGATGGTATAATTAACTCTAAGGATTATTTCTATGATAATAGACTTTATGTTGACTCATCTGGTTCTGTAAATGCTTTAGTTCCTACCGCAGGTGGTCCAGGAGCTTCAGTTAGTGTTATATTCATAGATGGTGAAGTTGCGACATCAGCAACATCATCTTACGCTGGTTATGATTATATAATCTTCCAATCTACTGTTTCTAACTTCTCAACTGAAATAGATTTACAAGTATTTGAAAAATTACAATTCCCAGGTTCTGAATTAAATAAAGGAGCATTCACAATTGTTCAAAATGCTGTTAATCCTTTACAAACACCGAACTCATTAGCAAACAGCTTAGGATACGCTGGTTCTACATACTACGCTTATCAAGTAAACGAGGAGGTAGAATATGAACTTATAACAGAACAAAAATTAGTATGGGATTACTTAACAAGACATTATTTAAGAATGTATTTAGATAATAATGGTATTCTAAGTGTTGAATTTAAGGATTCTGCTTTAGATGCTGATGTTGATGCTGATGCACAAGCTAATAACACATTCTACATTCAATCTGAAAAAACTAATTTCAAACAAACTTTAGAAATTGAAGTTCCATCTGGATATGTTCAGGTACCTAATAAAGTTTTAGTAAAAGCTGATAGATATACTGAAGTAAAAGTTGGTGACTTCTTAGAAGCTTACTACGACGCTAATACTTTAGCAGTAGGAGAAATGCCGAGAAGACTTACAAGAGTCTTAAGTAAGAGAGCTTACTCTGGAGACGCTACTTTATCAGAAATAACTTGTGACTCTAGAATCGCAGTTACAAACTTTGGTGGTGATTTACAAACTACTAGATATTCTACTATCGACCAATATGCTACAACTTATAAAGCTATTCCTCTTACAGGATTTAGAATTAGACAAGCATCACTACCTGATGGTACTGAAGCAAAACAAAATCAAATTCTTAATTTAGTTGCTAAAGGAACACCATTGTTCAAAGCAATAACTAACAAAGAAGCTATTGATTTTAGATATTTGATAGATGCATTTGGTTTAGGTCTTACTGAGAGAAGTAAACAACAATTAGTTGATATATGTGGGGAGAGATTAGACGCATTTGGTTTCATAAACATGCCTTCTTTAAGACAGTTTAAGAATTCATCTTCACCTACATTCGTTAATTCTGAAGGAGTTCTTCAAACATCATTTATAGCAAGTGGTGGTGACCCAGAAAGTAATCCAGCATTCCTTTACTCATTTGGTGATGGTGCAGGTTCTACTTGTGTAGGTTACTTCTCACCTTATGTTATAGTAAATGATAATGGTAGACCAATTGAACATCCACCAGCACCGTTTGTAGCAACTACATTTATGAGAAAACACATCTCAAATGTTGGTAATGTTACACCATGGACTATAGCAGCGGGTGTTACAAATGGTAGAATCACAAACATCGTTGACTTAGAAATGATGTTCACACCAGAAGATATCGAGAACTTAAATCAAGCTCAAATAAACCCTCTAGTGTTCAAAAGAAATAGAGGATACGTTATAGAGACTGAAAATACAGCTCAAACTCTTTATAGAAGTGCACTTTCTTATATTCACGTTAGAGAAGTTCTTATCGAACTTGAAAGAGAACTCTCTAGAATGTTGTTAGACTTCCAGTGGAAATTTAATACACCAGATGTAAGAGCTGAGATTAAACTAAGAGCTGATGTTATCTGTGAGACTTATGTAAGTAAAAATGGTTTATATAACTACTTCAATAAGATGGATGACGAAAACAACACCGCGGAGATTATTGATAATCAAATCGGAGTACTTGATACTTATGTTGAACCAATTAAAGGTATGGGTATTATTGTTAATAACATCACAATCCTTAGAACAGGAGCTATATCAGCAGGTGGATTTATTAATTCATAATTAAAAGATACAAAAATAAAACCCTCAAGAAATTGAGGGTTTTTTTATTTTAAAATAAACTTCTGATGTTTCAAATATTATAATAGAGGAGATATTACATCTAATATATAAAAAAAAATAATTGAACATATGTCCGATAATAAAAATCAAGAAATGTCAGAAGAGGATTACCTAAAAAGACACTTAAGTGAGGTTGATAGCTCAAAAAACTTTCAGAACCCAATAAATTCTGATATACCTTTTGTAGAACCACAAGTTACACAAAGTAATAGAACTGAAGACTTACAATACTTTAATGTTGATATTAGAGAATTACCTTGTGGTCATTTCTATCCAGTGGGTACTCTTATAATGGTTAGACCTGCTCAGGTTAGAGAAATTCAGGCTTATTCTATGGTTGATGATAACAATTTTTATGATATCATCGAAAAAATGAATGATATGTTACAGGCTTGTGTCAGAGTTAAATATCCGGATGGTAAATTAGGTTCTTATTTAGAGGTAAGAGATCAAGATAGATTATTCTTAATATTCTTAATAAGAGAATTAACATTTCAACAAGGTAATACATTAGCTGTTAATGCTAAGTGTGGATGTGGTGAAGATGTTTCCTTAGAAATTGTTAGAAAAAACTTTGTTTTCCATGAAGTAGACGAAAGATTAGAGAAGTTTTTTTCACCTTCATCTGGAACATATAACTTCAAAACCGTTAATGGTAAGTTTTTTGAATTAACTCCACCTAATATTGGATTACAAAAAGCATTTACTGATTACATCGTTAAAGAAAATAACGAAAAAAGAACACCAAATCTTGCATTCTTAAAAATTATTCCATTCTTAATGCCGGGTAGAACAAGTATCACCTATGATGGTATTAAGGCTAAAGTCAAAGAATTTGAACAAATGGATGATATTTCATTTCAGTTCTTAAATTCTGCTGTTAGTAAAATGACCTTTGGTATTAAAGAATTAAAGAAAAATTGTGAGTGCGGTGAGGAGGTCCGCACAGATATGCAATTTCCCACCGGAGCCTCAGGTATTTTCGTTATTCACAATGCCTTTGAAGCATATATTAAAGAATAAGCTTCTTTTACAAAAACACTTTCATCTTCAAGAATGGTCAATAGATATGTGGCCATTCTGGATGTTTGAAGAAAATGTAAAACTCGTAAATGAGATCATTGAGGAAGAAGAATCTAATAGAAAGAAACAAGAAGGAGAACAAACAAAAGGAATGCCAGATACAGGACAAATGATGAAAAATATGTCTAATGTTGGTTCAAACTTTAATATTCCTAAGATGTAATAAAAATTTTCAAATATATTTTGGATATTAAATTTATATCCTTATCTTTGTTAAAATATTGAAGGTGGGTAACGATTCAGATACAAACCTTATAAGACGGTGGGTAACGATTTAGATACAAGCCGTCTTTTTTATTTCTCTAAAACAAATTGACCCTCTCCAACTTTTAATTGGTATTGGTCAGTTTCTCTGAAAACCGTTTTAATAATCAGTTTCCAATAACTTCCCTTTATAAATTCTGGTATAATTGCCATTGATAACTGCCATTTTTTAGAACGAATTACAAATGCTTCTTGATTATCTATTTCTCCTGTAGCTATAGCTCCTGCAATATCATTTCTAAACAAATTTACAAATTCAGACATCTCTTTATTTGAGATGTGACCATATGTTTCAACATCTAATCCACGTTTAGAAAAATCAGAACGATCTTCAGCATGTGTTGTTTTAATCACATCAAATGCGAATAAGACCTCTATATTGGTTGATATTTGAGCAATTCTTTTTTCTAATAATAAAAAATTTTGTAAGTTCATAATTTATATATTATTTTTATAATAAAAAAAACCCACCAATTGGTGGGTTTTTAATATTTCTATTGATATTAATATCCAGAAACAAGTGGTGGGTTAATTCCAAAGTTTTGATCAATATATTCATCAATGAAGTAATCATAAACAAAGTCAGCTTGTGAGCTTTCAATGATGTTATTAGATGACCAGTCAAGTGAATAACCAGCTAGTTTAGTTAACTGAACGTTTTGGAAAGTTACTCTTCTTAATACAACACCTTTTTTATCGTGTTGGTTAACAATAATAGTTCCAATAATATCTGATTTGTAGTGAAGAGCTCCGTTTTGAGAGTTAAATACTAAATCATACCAAGCTTTCATAGTATTCCAAGTTTCCATAGAACCTGCTTGATTAACATTCACCTGAATTGGAATAGATAGCGTACCATCTGTTTTTGTAGGTGAAGTCATAAACATTCTTGTAGAATACTTGAATCTTTGAGACTTAGCAGCAACATCGAACTCTGTTAAGTTCATGTCAATTTTAGTTGCGTTTTGAAGTAATAAGATAGGGTCTCTGCCTTGTGCTTGTAAAATAACTGGTAAAATAAAAGTTATTTCAAACAAGTTTAGGTAAACAACCTCATCTGGTAATGTACCTGGTCCACCTGGTGAGCCAGAGTTAATCACTTGTGTAAAATGTGGTAATGGCATAATTTTTTATTATTTTTTATATAGATTATATATTTTTCTGAATGTTGTCTTTACTACCTTTTTTAAAAAATATGTTGTAAAAAATGCCATTTCCACTTTTTAATAAATAGTATTGTGAAGTGCAATTACAGATATTGTGGTAAAGAGATAACCTGGGGTAGACCAGATAGAAAGTTTTGTAATAAAAATTGCAAGTCTAAAGAAAATGCTATATCTAAAGAACTAAAATCTCTGAAAAGAAAAAGTAAAAAAAGTAAAGATTTTGTCGAAAAGTCAATAATAAAACATAGTGGTAGGTATAATTATGATTTAGTTATCTATGAAAACTGTAGAAGTAAAGTAACAATTATATGTCCAGTTCATGGTGAGTTTGAACAAACTCCAAATGCTCATCTTTATGCTGGAAGTGGGTGTGAAAAGTGTGCTAGAGAGGCTAGAAGAGTAACAGATACATAAACAATTATGAATTTACCAATATAATATTTAGATAAAAATAATTATATAGATGAGTAAGGTTTTTTTAATTGGTGACACTCACATTGGACTAGGATATCCTAACTCCGCTGATAAATGGTATAAAATACACAAACAATATTTTGAAGAATTCTTAATACCACTTCTAAAAGAAAAAACTAAACCAGGAGACATTATTGTTCATTTAGGTGACCTTTTTGATAATAGAAATGTTATTCCAATTAATCTTTTAAACTATGGAATGGATGTAGTAGAAGAGATTTCTAAAATAGCTCCTTTACATATTATTATAGGTAATCATGACCTTTGGTCTAAATCCGCTTCTGAGATTAATACAATAAGACCATTTAGATATATCCCAAATGTTTCCATATACGATAAAACAACACAAATCGAATATAACGGTAAAAAGATATGTTTGATGCCTTATATCGACCAAAGATTAGAACAGATAAAACAAATAAAAGAAAATAGAAATTGTAATTATTTATTCTGTCACTCTGATCTTAATGGTTGTAAAATGCACTTAACATCTGTGGCTCACAAAAATTCTGATAAAATAGATATAGAAGACTTCCAATCTTTTTCAAAGGTATATTCAGGTCATATACACTTAGTTCAACGTAATAAAAATTTCACATTTGTTGGATCTAACTTTCAAATGGATAGAAATGATTATGGTGACCAGAAGGGTATATTTGTTCTTAATACCGAAGATGACTCTGAAGAATTTTATGAAAATAAAGTATCACCAGTTTTCAAAAAAGTTAGAGTTGTTAACGAAGATGATGTCGATATTTTAGAATCACTTAAAGATTCTAAAGATTATATAGATATTGCAATATCTAATAACTTACTAATTTCTAACAGAAAACTAAGAAGAAAGTTGGAAATGATACTTGAAAAGAGTAATTTTGCTTCAGTAGAGTATAT